GCGCTCGATGACGACGATACTCAGTATCATTACACATGGTATCAAGCCGGAATGCGAATGTCGGAATGTGTGACACTGTGTGAATTTGCTAAAGCTAAGTTTTTAAAAGAAATGAATTGTTTTGATGATGAATAAAACAAAAAAACCATTACAAATAAAATACTGTTCGGTTAAGTCACTCATCCCTTATACCAACAATGCCCGTGTGCATTCTGATGAGCAGGTATCGCAAATCATGTCCAGCATTAATGAATTTGGCTTTACGAACCCGATACTGATCAATAACAAAAAAGAAATCATCGCCGGGCATGGGCGCTTAATGGCCGCTTTTCGATTAGACCTGGATCAGGTGCCAACCATCGAATTATCGCAGCTCACCAAAACACAACAGCGGGCCTATATTCTGGCCGATAACAAGTTAGCCCTGAATGCATCATGGGACGATGACTTGTTGAATATCGAATTGTCAGACTTGAAAGACCTCGACTTTGATTTGTCCTTGATCGGGTTTGGTATAGATGAGTTAGACGAGATTATGTTGCCGATGCTTGACGAGGGCTTAACCGATCCCGACGACGTGCCTGCCGTGGAAGAAATCCCGATCAGTGAGACCGGCGATATCTGGACGCTGGGCGAGCATCGGGTGATGTGTGTGGATTCGACACTGAAAGATGATATTGAAAAACTAATGAACGGGGAAAAAGCCGATACGGTCTTTACTGATCCGCCGTATGGCATGAGTCTGAACGCTGATTGGAGTTCTGCGAAATCTCCTTTAAAATTTGCAAAAGAGAAAAATGCTCTTGGTGGTAATAAATATAAAAATGTCATTGGTGATCATGATGATTTCGATAGTAAATTAATACAAACTATTTTTGATAATTTCGGTTATTGCAAAGAAATTTTTTTATGGGGGGCTGATTATTACAGTGAATATTTACAGAATAAAAATACAGGATCATGGGTAGTATGGGATAAACGACTTGATGAGTCTGCTGATAAAATGTATGGGTCAACATTTGAATTATGCTGGTCAAAAGCGAAACACAAAAGAATGTTAGCAAGAATTAAATGGGCAGGCATATTCGGCACTGAAAAAGAGTTTGACAGAAAACGGCATCATCCAACTCAAAAACCGATAGCCTTAGTAGAATGGTTTTTTGAATATTACAGTTTATTAAATAAAAAAAATGTGGTTGATTTATACGGCGGATCAGGAAGCACCGTCATTGCTTCTGAAAAACATAATATAAATTGTTATATGATGGAAATTGACCCGCACTACATCGATGTCATCGTCCGCCGTTGGCAAGCCTTCACCGGCAAGGTGGCGACCACGCAACATGGGAAAACAATCACAATAGCAGATGAAGCCAATAGCTAAATGACCATCAAAAAAACACAGACTGAACTATTGCCCTGTCCGTTTTGTGGCGGCAAAGCAAAATTATTCCCTGGCCGTCATTCTGGGTATATTGTAAAATGTATAAAATGCCCATCAGAAATAGGCGCAATAAAAACACCAATCGAATTAATTTATTTATGGAATACCCGTGTAAGTGATGCTGTAAAGTTGAAATTAAAAAACCATACAATTAGTGAAAACAATAACGGGCATTATATGTTGATGCACAAAGATGGTGAAGGTCTGGAAATATCAAGTCATGAGTTAGAGTTGTTTTTAGAAACGTATCTGATTGAGAATTTCTAGCCATCAGCTCAGATTACAATAATTATTTATTAATATGCTATTCTCAACAGTGTCAACACAAGATAACCACACATACACTGACAAAAACATAACCACAAGGAGCAAAAACCATGAACGATAAAGCCACTGCACCCACGATTGAACCTAAAAACATCCAGGACAAGACACATTGCCGACCCCATGAACCGCGTCCGCATCATGAGCACCCCGACCACCATAAATGCCACGGAACCATCGAGCTGGACTGTCATTGCCCAATCCTGAAAACGAAAACGTTTGTCTTGAATGTTGGCCCGCAAACCGAAGCGACATTGTTAACCTTTGAAGGCAACACGTTTAATGCATGGGAAAATGCAGGCTATAACATTATGGCGCACAGCATTACCGATACTGGCTCTGGTTGGTTTGCTTGGTATATCTAATCGACTTCAACATCCCCGCCCGTGAAAACGGTCACCGGGGATGGTTGTTATTATCGTTTGAGTTGTTGCAAACAGTAAGCATTTAAACTGATACCGGCTTTAAGCGCACTAATACTCAATATTTTATGCAGATCTTCCCCGACCCGTAAATTAAATTTACCGGAGTAATCCTTGTTAACCGTTGCCGGGGGTAATGGTTTACCGTCTTGTTTATAGATGTCGATCCATTCGTCAACCACCTGACATAATTCATTATAAACTTTGCATTCATCATCACCGTGTACACCACCGCCAAAAAAACCGGGACAAGTGCCGATGTAACATTGATCTTCATCAGACCACTCAACGAGTTTTAAATAGTTATTTTGTGCTTTCATTCTTTCACCTTTTTGATTGTCTCGGTAACATCCTTCTCTTGATAAGATTTTGCGTCACTGCCTGTTTTGCCACTGATGACAATGGATGCACCGCTTTTGTGTTTAAATTTCCGATGACTGCCTTTGCCGCCTCGGTTGATAAACCCGGCTTTTTCAAGGGCTTTGATAAGTTGGCGTATTGTTTTTGGCATGCCTATATAGTACCTGATTAGTACCAAAACAGCAAGAAGGGAAAACGTTGACTCTATTGCAATTTGGTAATAGTCAATAAAGTAAACTATGATTAGGCCATGAAAACGAGTACCGAAGAAAACGGCAAAGAAAACCGTAAAGAAAAAAGCTGCGACTAAAAAGACGACAAAGAAAACGGCCAACAAAGTTGGGCGGCCAAAATTTATTATTGATTACGATCAGGTCGAAAAGCTGGCCATGTTGCAATGCACACACGAAGAAATCGCGTCTTTCCTGAATTGCTCACATGATATTCTTGCGCGTGATGAACGATTTATCGTAGTCTATAAAAGCGGCATGGACAAAGGCCGCATGTCCTTGCGTCGCAAACAGTGGAAAGCACTGGACGCGGGCAATACCACGATGCTGATCTGGCTGGGCAAACAATATCTGGGCCAGCGTGACAAGCATGAAAACACGGTCGATCATTCCGGCACTATCAATCTATCTAACAAATCCGATGCAGAATTAAAAAAAATACTCTCTGAAGTCTAACCATGAACCGGGCCGCACTGGAATTAAAAGTTGCTGCAAAGTTAGAACTCAAGCGGCGGCGATCCTTGCGTTATACCGTCTATGGTTTTGTTGATCCCCAAAAAGGCTTAACCCATGCCGTATGTCAGGATAAGAAAGGCGCATGGCAGGATACACAAGACGAGATTGATATTTTTCTACCCGCCAAAGCCGAACGTATTTTAAAATCCAAAAAACGCTTTATTGTGTTAATCGGTGGCCGGGGCAGTGCAAAATCCGTTACTGTAGCGGACATCTGTATTGGCGATGCAAAAGACAACGGGGCGATGACGTATTTTTTACGTGAGTTTCAGGCCTCGATTCGTAACTCGGTTTACTCACTGGTCAAAAAAGAAATCAACCGATTTCGGTTTGATGGCTTTAATGTGCTGGATAAATCCATCGGCTTTAAAGACGGCCAGGCGTTCGAGTTTGCTGGCCTTGCACGTAACATTGAATCGGTTAAATCGACACACGGTTTCAAACGATTTGCGATCGAGGAAGCGCAATTTATATCTGAAACCAGCCTGGATACCTTGACCGCTACCATTCGCCATGCACCAAAGACCGGCCTGCCGAAAAAGTTCATTACCGACGAACATGATATTTTGCAGGATATCCAAACGAACCCGGCGGATAATGTCTCGATTCTCTTTAACGCCAACCCCGGATCCAGTGAAGACCCGTTCAGTAAACGGTTTATTAATCCCTTCAAAGAGGAGCTGGATCGCAACGGCTTTTATGAGGACGATCTACACCTGATCGTCAAAATGAACTATACCGACAACCCGTGGTATGAAGATTCCGGGCTGGATATTGAGCGCCAATGGGATAAGGCCTTTCGATCCGATGCGTTTTATGAACACAAATGGCTGGGCGAGCATAATGACACCGTCGACGATGGCCTGATTCTGGCTGAATGGTTTAACACTTGTATTGATGCCCATCTCAGACTAGGCTTTACACCACAGGGTGCGAAATACGCGGCCTCTGATCCCTCAGACACCGGCCCCGATAGCAAGGGGTATGCCATGCGCCACGGTTCGGTGGTGCTGGATGTACAGGAAAAGATTGACGGGGATATTAACGATGGCTGTGACTGGGCCACCGGCAGAGCAATACAACAGGGGGTGGATCATTACACCTGGGATTGTGACGGGATGGGCGTCGGGCTTAATCGTCAAGTGAACACAGCCTTTAAAAACAAAGCCATTACCGCTGTGATGTTCACCGGGTCAGAAAGTGCGGATTATCCTGAGACGATCTACCAGCCTGCAGATGATTCGCAGGGCCAGCGTAAGGTTAAAGATGTCTTTAAAAACAAAAAAAACCAATATTACTGGGCCTTGCGCGATCGGATATTCACCACCTATTGCGCGGTTGTTAAAAACCAATATGCCGACCCCGAGAAAATGGTTAGTTTCAGTTCAGAAATTGAATGTTTACCGAAATTAAAGGCCGAATTATGCCGGATGCCGATCAAGCCGAACGCCAACGGCTACCACACATTGTACCCAAAACCGGAAATGAAACAGAAATTTCATATAAAATCACCGAATCTGGGCGATTCGGTTATGATGTTAATGCGCGACGCGGTGCAAAAAACAGAGGCCGTCCACATGCCGCGACCACTTAAACCGATGGGAATACGCCGATGACAACGACACATAATCTGACCGATGATCTAACCCTGGATGAACTCAAGAAATTACACGACAAGGCCTGGTCACACGGCACTGTCACCCGCGAACGCGCCGCCGATGATTTAGTCTTCTATTGGGTCACTCAATGGGATGACAACATGCTGGGTGAGACGCAATTACAATTTCGCGGCGAGTTTAATATCTTACGCAAGGCTGGCCGCCAGATCATGGCCGACCTGACATCCAACCCGGTGCAGATTGATTTCGATCCTAAGTCAGACAAGCGCACCGACGGCGCGGACTTGCTCGACGGCTTGTATCTGTCGGATGATCGCAATAATACCTCGATCGAATCCTATAACAATGCATCAACCGAATCGGTGGTGTGTGGGGTCGGTGCCTGGGAGCTGTATACAAAATATGTCTCGAATAAAACCGGGGACAAGAATCAGGTCATTCGCCGTCGACCGATTCGAGAAGCGAACAACACACTTTTTTGGGACCCAAACGCCAATCTGTTGGACAAATCCGATGCTGATTACTGTTCCTTGTTAACCGGCTATTCTGAGGACGGGCATAAAAAACTGGTTAAAGACTTAACCGGAGAGGACATTGATACCAGCTACCCCTCATTTAAACACCCGGAAATTTCCTATGCCTTCCCGTGGTTGGGCAGTGAAGACAAGCGCATTTATGTGGTGACGTTTTACCACCGCAAGCTGGTCAAAGATAAAATACTGACCCTCGATGATCCGTTCGGCCAACGCTTAATGCTGCGTGAATCCGATTTGATCGAGGTCATGGATGACTTGATTGAGGAAGGCTACACCATCACGGACGAGAAAAAAATTGAACGCTATCAGGTCACGAAATACATTGCCGACGGGGCCAAAATTCTGGATGAATCCGTGATTGCCGGTGAGCATATCCCGGTCATTCCAGTTTACGGTGAACGTGCCTTTGTTGAAGACGAGGAACATTATGAAGGGGTCACCCGGTTAGCGAAAGACCCGCAACGCTTACGCAATTTTGTTTTATCCTACATTGCGGACATTGGTTCACGTTCACCGCGACCGAAGCCGATTTTCTTCCCCGAACAAATCAAAGGCTTTGAAGCACATTATGAGGAAAACGGTGCCGATAATAACTATCCGTACCTGTTACAAAACCGTTTAACCCCTGCCGGTGAGCCATTACCGATCGGCCCCGTGGCGCAGATGCCCGAGCAACCGATACCGACATCCTTGTTATCGTTAACCGAGTTAACCCGGCAGGCGGTCGAAGATGTCGCGAATCCCGGCCTACCGCAAAACATTGCCGACCCGGATTTATCCGGTAAAGCGATACTGGCATTGGAAGCGCGGCTGGATCAGCAATCGATTGTCTATCAGCAAAACTTAAAACACGCCAAGCGCCGTGACGGGGAAGTCTACGCGAGCATGGCCAGCCAGGTGTATGACTCAAGCCGCACAGTGACACTGACAATGCAGGACGGCAGCCGTAAAAAAGACATGATCATGCAATCGGTGCTGGATAAAGACACCGGTGAGATGGTGGTGTTGAATGACATTACTAACATGGAGTTTGATGTCTATGCGGATATCGGCCCGTCCTATGCCTCGAAAAAAGATCAGACGATCGAGCAGTTAAGCCGCATGGCCGAGGCGGTCGCGGCCACCGATCCGAACATGCAAAAGGCGCTGATTATGAAACAATTGACCTTGATTGATGGGGTAAATATGGATGATATTCGCGAGTATGCGAATAAGCAGCTTATCTTGAACGGTTTTAGACAACCGGAAACCGATGAAGAAAAACAATTGCTTGAACAGTCACAACAAAATCAACAGCCCGATGCGGCGATGGCCCTGGCGATGGCCGAACAAAGCAAGGCGGATGCGCAAGCGGCTAAGGTGCAATCCGATACCCAGATTGCCGCGTTCACCGCTGAGAATGCCCAGATGCAAACGCAGATTGATCAATACCGAGCGCAGACGGATCGCATGAATGTACAGGTCAATGCAGAAAAAGCCAATGCGGATATCTCAATCAAAAGTTTTGATTCACAGACGAAGCGTTTATCGGCTCAGCACCAGTCGGCTCGTCAGTTGATTGGTGCGCGGGTGAATGATCAACAACGCGCTTCATCTGTCGGATAAGTTTAGCGTTGGATTGGGCCAGTTCATCGGCCTGGTGGTTAAGTTCTTTTGCTTTACTGCGCATGTTCTTAATCACCGTTTTTGAATGCTTGATGAAGGCCAGTATTTCCTTATGGCTGGGCACAATTCATCTCCCGGGCTTCCTGGCGATCCTTCGCTACTAGCGTAAAAATCAAATCAGGGTAACGTCCATGATTGATTTTAATCACCCCGTCTTTGTCTGCCGCACGGTAGACCTTACTTGGTTGTTTGTTAA